TTCGGCTGGAGGAGGATTTTCAGGAGCCGCCTGAGCTTCAGGAGCAGCTTGAGTACCACCAGCTTCAGGAGCCTCACCACCACCGGCTTCACCGCCTTCACCACCGCCTTCACCACCTGGAGCACCAGCACCACCGCCTCCACCAGGAGCACCAGCGGCATCTTTAGCCCAATATTTTTGGTTTTCTGCTTTTTCTTCTGGAGTTAATTTGAATACGTTATCAATTAAATACTCAATATGGAAGTAAGGTTTTTCACCATTCATAATACCAACTAAAGTACCAAATATTTCAGCTTTCTTAGCCAAATTATTTAATTTTTTCCATTCTTCAAATACTTGATTTGAGTTAAAGATAATATCAATTTGGTTCATAAGAACCTCATCTTCTTTTAATTCAGGAAACTCAATTAACATTTGAAGTTTTAACGGCTTAACGATAATCTCTTTGAAGTTAGCTCTTAATCTATTAATAAAGTTATAAAATTTAATCTCATCTCTTGTCATATCTGATGAGTCATTGATTAAGTTACCACCACCATTTTCTTTATCAAAACGTTGGAAAGGAATTTTAGAAGCTCTTTTTAGAGCATTGTAGAACCAAGTCAACATATCTGACTCATTCAAATTATGTCCTTCAGGTGAAACCAATTCCATAGCTGGAGTACCAGCATCTCCTTCAGGGAACCAAATTTGTTTATTATAAGGTAAGTGTTTAGCACCATTAATAGTTAATGTACCTAATGAATCATCCCATTCAACTTCTTCCGAATAGTCATTAATCAATTGACCGATTTGTTCTTCGGCTCTTTGTCTTGATAAACCCTTAATAGGAATAGTAAACTTTTGATAAACCGTAGCATTAATAATGTTAAACATTACTCTTGTTTGTTCAAGAATCTTTAATTGGTTATAAGGTTTAATTAAACCCTCTACATAAGATGTTTCTGAATAATCATTTTGAGTTGAATATGAGATATAAACAATTTGAGAGTCTAAGAAGATTCTTCTTAATTGAGGATCTTCTGGAAACTGGATCCACAAGTGACCAATTGTTGGTTCAAATGCGGGAACTAATGTTTCAGGTCTTAATCTATTAAAACCAATAATATTCTTTTTCTTATCATCATAAATAACTTCCAATGCTAGATAACCATCAATTAAGAAATCTCTCATCATATTCCAAGCTGTGATGTTATCACTAAAGCCATATTTATTATAAATTTTTTCAAAATATTCTTGGTATTTATCTTTAATTTCTTGAGAATAGTCATTACCTAAAGCAGCAGGTGAGCAAAAATCTCTTTCATCATTATAAACAATACTTTCATCTGTAATAGAACTAACGAAATCTCTGATTTCATCTTTAATTGAATATTCTCTTAGAATTCTTCTTTTATCAGCGTATGCTTTATCTAAATAAGGAATTGATTTTCTGTTTAAAACAGAAGCCACTGCTCTTTGTGAAAAGAAATCATACATTGAGTTTCCTCTAGCAGCAAATGGATCTTCGTTGATACCAATACCAACTTGGTTTCTAACAATCATATCATCATAGTTCATACCGTATGATGACAAACTTCTTAAAATTCTACTAAAAAGTCCTTTATTTTCAACAGCACTATTTGTATAAGTGAAATTTGATTGACCTGAGCCGGCTTGAAATTGATTATAAGATGCCATTTATTTTAAAATAAATATTTCGTTTATATATTAAATTTCTAACCTTCCTCTAAAGTCATAACCAGATTAGGTGTTAGATATAAAATGTTCTTGACACTAATTTTAAATCTTCAGATTTAAGGTTATTATCTTTTAAGAATGTTAAAAAATCTGGTTGGTAGTTAGCAAGTAATAAAACTAAATGTTGAAATTTAGCAACTGATTTTCTATTGATGAACTTATTACCACTTGACCAGGTAATTTCACCTTTATTTGAAACACTACAAGTTATACTATGTGTATTTTCATTAGAATTAAAAATAGCTTGTAAAACCCAAGAAGAAGCTGATTTAAAAAGTCTAGCTGTTTGAAGCTTATCATTTGGAAACTCTTTTACATTACCAACTAATATACCAAATGTCATCTCATCTATCTCTTTTCTAGAGATATCTTTAGCATGTTTTCTCATTACCTCTGATTTACCAGTTTGACCATAAGACTGCATCTTATCAGCCGCTTTCATATATGTAGAATACTGAAGTTCTTCAAATTTTCTTAAATGTTTCATTTAGAGTTTTAATTTTTTATAGTGTATATATTATTATCCACCACCATATTTTTTCATACTATTCTGTATTCTTTGTATATGGTCTTTTAATAAAACATACTTCTCATTAATCTCACCTTTAACGTCATAAAAATCATCTATCATTGATTTCATTATCTCTTGATTTCTCTTACTCTTATCACCTATTTTAGCTTTCCATATATCAAACAACTTAGCAGGGTCGTATTTATTCTTAGGGTGTGATGACATTATAAATCTAGGAACAAGATTCATACTTATTTTATGTACTAATCTTATTTGTATAGCATTATACTCAACTAAAGCATATTCAAAGCCATATTTAATTAATTCAGAATACATTCCCTCGTAGTTAACTTTTAATAAATTATCTTTATCAAAATCTTCTTCTTTTATAAATTTATCAAATAAGTAAGCTCTTATCTCTAATGGAATAAAATTAAAATTCACACCAAATATTATTATTTGATTTGATATCTTCTTAAAGTTAGTAATAAATACTGGTGAGTATTTCATCCAATTAGAATCATCTAAATAATGAAAGTGATAAAAGCCACCTGGATAAATATCTTTAACATCAACAGCTTTAACATCTTTATCTGATTTTTGATATTTATCATAGAAGTATAATGAATTGTTTTTGAAGTTATCTGCTAACCCATCACCATCAACTAACATTCTTAGTCCGACTCTATCTACTAATTCACCCATGGAAATCTATTTTCTTTTATATATAAAATAAACTAATCCAAGGTATGTTAAATTCAAAACCAAATAACACTAACTATAATCAAGGCAACTATATACCAAAGTACAAAGACAAAGTAATTAAATTAAATACACAAGGTGGTGTTTATTACAGAAGTTCTTGGGAAAAGAAAATAATGACTTGGTTAGATAATAATAAAACCATTACAAAGTGGGGTGCTGAGTGTATGAGAATACCATATCAAATGACACACTTTGATAACGGTGATACTAAGATAAAAGAACATTGTTATTATCCTGACTTCTACTATGAGATGAGAAATTCAGATGGAGTACTTAAACAAGTCGTTGTAGAGGTTAAACCATTCAAAGAGTATAAGATGGTTCAAGACTTAAATGAAGGCAACCTTAACGTACCAGAGTCTGGAATGAAGAAGTTAAAAAACTTTGAATATGACCTTAAAATGGCTTATAAAAATAAGCAAAAATGGGAGACTATGATAAATTGGTGTAATAAGAAAGGCTATGAATTTATTATCATAACTGAACAACATCTAAAAAAGTTTAACCTTTAATTTTATAAACTAATATTATAAGTATAAAGATAAAGGATATACTTGGTAAGATATTAGTCCAAATTATATAAAGTCTTCTACTAAGATGATAAAAAGGAAATCTAACAGCGTGTAATATACACAGAAATATAAATAAGCCAGATTGAGATGACCAAATACCAATAATCATCCAAACCCAAAACATAATTCTAAATAAATAATGTGCTATATCTACCTTACTAGATGATGTAAGATCCAAGTTCTTAAAATTAGTATCTAATCGTAGCTTATTAAGTACATAATAAACTTCGTTACAGGCAAAAAGAATTGATACTATGTAAAATAAAAAAGTTATCATATATTATTTCTGTTAAAAATTATCTCTTGAAAATTTAGTAGATTTTGAAAAGAAGCCTCATTTATTTTAACTGATTTTTCCTCAACAATCATACTGTATAATCTATCATCTACAAAGACCTCAACACATTCACCTACTATTCTATCATATTCATTAGGGATAGATGAATCTACTCTATCTTTATAAACATCGGCAACGTAGTCACCTCTTTCTTTTAAATTTATATGTAATGAGCACCCATTACTAAGAAAACCTTCTTTGGTGTTAGATTCCTCCCAAAGTTGTAAAATTACCTTATTCATTATTTTAAATTTTGTACATATTTTAGGAATTAAATTAAACAAAGTTTAATAATTGATATAAAATAAAAAAAAACAATAACATATGAGTAATATCAAATTAGAGTACATTTGGCTTGATGGTTCAAATCCACAAAGACTTAGAAGTAAAACTAAAATTACTAATGAAATCGACTCAATGAGTCCTAATGATTTTCCGGTATGGTCTTTTGATGGGAGTTCAACACTACAAGCTCAATCAGGTAAAGGTAAAAATACAGATTGTTTACTAAAGCCTGTATTTGTAACCTATGATCCTTTCAGAAAAGGAACAAATAAATTAGTTTTTTGTGAAGTTTTAAACCCAGATGGAACACCACACAAAACAAATCACAGAAAAGCATTATCCGAAAAATTAAAAGCATTAAAGTTAAACGAAAATTATTTTAAAAATGAACTTCCTTGGTTTGGTTGGGAACAAGAATACACATTAATGCACAAGTCAGGTTCACCTTTTGGTGAAGGTATTGGTTTACCATTAGGCTTTCAAGAAAACATCGATCCAAGACCTCAAGGTGATTACTATTGTGGTATAGGCGCTGACAATGTAATTGGTAGAGAAATTGTCGAAGAACATATGAATATGTGTATGGAAATTGGTTTAGATATCTCTGGTATAAATGCGGAAGTTCTTTTAGGACAATGGGAATATCAAATTGGACCAGTTACCGCTTTAAATGGCTCTGATCAACTATGGGTTTCAAGGTATATTCTTGATAGAGTTGCTGAGAAACATAACGTAAATGTATCACTTCACCCAAAACCAATTAAAGGTGATTGGAACGGAACAGGTTGTCACGTTAACTTCTCTACTAAAGAAATGAGAGAAGAAGGTGGTTTAGATATTATCAAAGATACTATGAGTAGATTGGAAAAATATCAAAAAGAACACATTGAAGTTTATGGATTATACAACGACCAAAGATTAACTGGTGCTCATGAAACATCAAGTATCAACGATTTTAGTTATGGATTCTCTACAAGAGACACTTCTATAAGAATTCCAGCTCAAGCAATTGTAGAAAACAAAGGATATTTTGAAGATAGAAGACCTGCTTCTAACTGCGACCCTTATCAAGTATCACTCAGAATGTTACAAACGGTTTACTCAGAAGTTGAAGTTTCAACAGAAGCATAATAAATGATTATAAAGTAAAAATCCACTCAATTGAGTGGATTTTTTATTTTAAAGATGTTTTCAATTTTTTGCTTTATTCTTTTCTGTCGAGAGGGAAGTATAGTTATAGGTATAGAACTCACACCAAAGGCGGGTTCCATAACTATATCAAATGTTTTGATATTAATATTAGAGTGAGTGAAGTCCTTGTCCATCGTTTGAACCTTCAATTGAAATTAATTTGATTAAGTGTTCGTTATCACCTTTCTTCTTATAAAGTTCGTTATAACCTTTGGCGATTCCTCTTTTGAATACCTCTGTAAAGTATGCGAAAGCATTTACGGATTTATCTTCATTAAAGTTATACCAGTTTTGGAACATATCTAATAGTCCTGATTGGTAGCAGTCTAATTTATCATCATTAGACCAATATCTCATTTTTTTGATTGTTTTTTTGGCAAGTAGTTCTAACATTTTTTCAGCATTTCTTGTTAGTTTGCCTTGTGCTTTTGATACGATTACCTCAATATAAAGGTCTTTATTATTTAAATACATTCATAAGTACTTATTTTTTAAGTCTCTAAAGAGTAGAGCCTTTTTTCATGCTTTCATGTTATACATACATGCAACATGAAAGTTTATTTTAAAATAAAAAATCCTCAAATTTCTTTGAGGATTTTATTAATATTTGATATTAAAGTTTAATTCTTTCTTTGTATTGAAGTTCCTTAGTAGCTTGTAATTCAACATCTAAGTTATCTTTTCTCTTTTCTAAGTTTTTAAGAGCAGTAGTTAAAACTTCAGATTCACCAATCATTTGGATAGAACCTTTAACTTTAACGATGTTAAAGTTAACATCTTCAAGTTTCAAAGTGATTTCTCTTTCTTTATCTTCTAATTTTCTTTTAACGATTAATTCTTTATCTAATTTATTTTCAAAGAAATAAGTTAAATCATAGTTTAATTCGTTTCTTACTTCGTTTACTAATTCTAAAGCAGATTCGTATTTGAAGAATGAATTACCATATCTCTCATCACATCTGTAAACAAAAGTATTGTTTTTGTAATTGAAAGCAAATAATTCCAAATAAGGATTGATTAAGTTGTTAACTCTTTTAACAACATCTAATTCTACGAATTTATCTAAGTTTTTAGAAACTTCTAATAAAATAGGGTAGAAATTTTTGTTAACGATAGGAACAATAGGAGAAGAGAATAAACTTTCTAATGTTGTTTCTTCGTTCATTTCGTCATCATTGATAAAAAGACCAGATTTTTTACCAACTGCAAGACCGATTGTTAAATATTCAGAAATTCTGAAATTAACTCTATCTTCTGTAACTTGAGCATATTTCATTGCTGTTTCTAACATTCTTAAAGACTTCAAAGACTCTTCATCTTTAACATGAGTTTCTAATAATGTTTTTTCAATTGTATTTTCAGATAATAAGAACCATGAATCTTTAACTAAAGCGATGTGACCATCTTCAACTTGCTCAACAATAGTAAATGTTGATTCCGCTTTACCACCACTTAAAAGGTTTGTTTTCTTTTCAGGTGATTTTGTTAAATTATGAACGAATAATTTAACTTCTGGAACCCAGTCATAAACTGCTAATTCATTAAGAATTTTAGACATTCTATCTTGATCAGTTTCTAAATTAATTGTTTGAAGAACAACATTCAAAGGTTGTCTGTAAAGCTCTCCTTGATTCTTAGAGTTAAGAACATTATATAAATTCTTCAATTCATATAACAACTCATAATTCTTCATATCATCGTTAAGACTTTCTAATAAAGATTTAACGCTTTTATCATAAGTGTATGGTTTAAGTCTTTCGTTAAGAGAAACTATGATTTGCTTCTCAGATAACTGATTACAAGCATTCATATGTCCCTCAACTATCACAGAAACTTCCTCCTGGTCTAGAGTAAGATCCTTTTTGAAGTTAAATAACTCAAGTTTAAGATTCTTCATATTTTAAAATATTTTTTTTTATATACTCTATATATTATAGATAAAAAGTCATTTTTTACCATTTTTTAAATTAGTTGTATTAATGATTTGGAGGACCACCTGGATCCTTACCATTAGGGTTAATTATATTACCGGTTGCCTTTTCTCTTGCTTTTAAGATGTTGTTAAACCATCTAGTTCTTTTAGGTGATATTATCATATAATCAGAGTTAGCAAACTGACCATAAGCACTATTTGGCGAAGCTGATTGTGTATTATAAAAACTAGTAGTAGCACCATAAGGTGTTGCTTGCTTAGGTTGGTCAAAATACTCTGAATATCCACCAGAAAATGCAAAACCATTACTATCTTTCATACCTGAACCATATTGTTGAGGGTAACCAGTACCATTAACTCTATCACTTCTAAAAGCTGGATAATAAGTATCAACCGTAAAAGAAACTTTTAATTTAATACTATTATCTGATGTTAGATTTTTCTCTCTTGACATTTCAATTTGATTTGAATCAGGCATTAAAATAACAGCATCTATATTCATGAAGTTATACTCAAAGTACATAAACTTATATAACCAAAGAGTATCCATAATAGCCTGAGAACACTTGAATGTGTCAATTTCAGAGTTCAGTAATATTTCTAAATCATAGTTTACGGTAATTGGAACAGCCCTAACTTTAGCTATTATTTTTCTAATCTCTACTTCATTCTCAACAACCATTCTTAGCCAAACATTTGGGTTAGCAAATTCATCAGACTTGATATTAAAACCAGTCATTGTTAAATGACCTCTTGGAATCATATCTGTATTTAACTCAACAAATCTGTTTTCTGATACTATATCATCCGCAAATGAATCTAATAGAAATCTCTCGTCACCCGTAAGTGAATAATAAAAGGGAACCTCAACAAAAACATCACCAGATGAAAACCTGTTGATCCATTTAACTTGTCCCTCTAAAGTATCTAAAACACAAACGGTTAAATCTCTAAAAAATACATCTTCAAAATTAAATCTTTCACCTATCATACGAGTATATATTAAATATAAACTTTCTCTTAATAATTTATATACCTAATATGTCAGTTAAATCTTTACTTTTATGGGAAAAATGGCGTCCAAAGAATATGGACGATGTTATTCTTTTACCAAGAATCAAGAAACACTTTGAAAATGGTATAAATCAAAACTTTATATTTTACGGTCACTTTGGAACTGGTAAAACTAGCTTAGCTAGAATACTTGTTGGCAAGTACACAAAAGATAAGCCTTACTTAGAACTAAACTCATCTTTATACACATCTATTGATGTTTTAAGAAGTGAAATAGAAGATTTCTGTAAATTCAAACCAATGATGGAGACAGATTCTGATATTAAATACATCTTCTTAGATGAGTTTGAAAGAGTATCTGCTCAATTCCAAGACGCATTCAAAGCTTTTATAGAAAAGTACAATAAGAATGTTAGATTCATTATTACAACCAATCACTTAAATAAGATTTCTGATGGAATCAAATCAAGAATTCCTCAAATAAACTTTGATTGTCAAGGTGTTGAAGAAGAGAAATATCTTAAACAAGAGATTTATAAAAGAATTAATAATGTAATTCTACCTAAAGAAGGTAAACAAATACCTAAAGAAGATTTAATTTCTATTATTACTAAGAAGTTTCCAGACTTTAGGTCTATAATGGTTGAAGTTCAAAACTACTTAGAAACAGGTAGTCTTGGTGATAATACTTCAAATGTATCTAATAAAGTAAAAATAGACTTATACAATTGTATCTATGATAAATCTTTAGATTACGAGAAAATATATCACTTTTTAATGACTAACTTTGGTGCTGAAAAGATTGATGTCATGATTAAACTATTAGGCAAGCCATTTATTGATTGGTCTATCTCTGAGAGTAAGAATATAGATAAATTATTTGAATGTAATTTTATTATTGCTGATTATTCTTCCAAGCTAGAAACCAACACTGACCCTATTGTTTTAGGTTTAACAATAGTTGGTAAATTCAGAGAGATTTTACTATAACAAAAGAGCCATAATATATTAATATATATGTTATGGCTTTTGACTTTACAGATTTTTATATTGAATACCCTGGACACCCAAGATTTAATGATTCTCAAATCATTGAAGATGATCTTGTTAAAGTTGTCGTTCAAAAATGGGAGATGATGATATTCACCAATAGAGGTGAATTATTATGTGAGCCAAATTTTGGCGGAGATTTACCAAGATATTTACATGAGACAAGATTATCAGCCGAAACAATTGAAGCGGAATTAAGAAATCAAGTAAAAAATTATATACCTGAATTAGATTCAATATCTTATCAATTACAAGTTAACTTTTATGAAGACCCCGAAAGATATCAAGAATATATGGAGATACTATTCCAAATAGCAGACTATGATGTGTATGCAGTTATAACATAAAAACCAGTCATTTGACTGGTTTATTTATTTAATGATTCAACAAAAGAATCAAATCTTTTTATTTTTTCTTCTACTTTCTCAGGAAGATTTTTATGTTTTGTCTTAGCAAAATCTCTTAGCTGTTTCTCACTCATTGACTTAGCTAATTTCTTTATCTCATCAGCATACTCAGGATCCATATCTTTTGACTTTAACTCACCTGTTTTGTAAGCATAAGCTTGACCCATTAATCTTTGTTGTGTTTTTGAACGAGCTGGCATAATTCACATTAATTTTTAGTATATATTAATTTTTAAAATTACGGTCAACCTCATATTAAATTGTTTCTTATATGTTTTCTGATGGTCCCGGCGGGCATCTTATTAAATTGTCTCTTATATGTAGGTTAAGGATAATTTAACATAAAAATTAAGACATTCTTTGGATATGAAATATTATCCGTTGCTATTGCTTCCGTATAGCCTTTTCATATACCTTAATCATATATAGGTCTATTCCTTCTGGAAATAAATTCATAGCACACCATAATCTATGCCCACCATCAATTACAATCCAAGATTTATTATTATTCC